ATATCGTAAATGTGTGTCTAATATGCAACATATTATTGTCAGTTGCTACTGTGGTTAACACTTAATTTTCCTAATCTGTGTGTTTGTACAAGCATATATACGTACCAACGGGGGGTGGATCATGCCCCGACTGCCAAATTTTTAAAAAATACTCTTTTTTTGAGACATCTTTCTAAAATCCGCAGAAAATATAGGGTTTTTTATTTTTTATTTAATATGTGAGGCAACTGATACCATAACAGTTACTTTGAAATGCTCTTTTCGATGGTGGGATTTTTGGTAGGTGTTCTTTTGACAACAGACAACTATGAAATGAAGCACCCTATCCCCTCACTTCAATTGTCCCACAAAATACCACCCCATTAATCGGTGGGACAGTCCCACCTATCAAAATGTTTGACAGCATATAAGCACTTCTATATAACAGTAGCTATTCCACGCCGTTGGAGCGTGGGTTTTTAACCAATGAGGTAAACAAAAATGACTGTTAAAAAATCTGATAAAGACTATCTAGTTGAACTATCAATTCCTGTTACTGAGAAGTTGAAGGATACGAAAAACGATTTTCAACTCTTCTACTTCGGGATGGATAAAGCAGGGTATGCTTTTATGGAACAAGCTCACAAGCTTCTACAAGATCCCGATTTCAACTTTGCTAAAACGCTACCCGATTTCGATAAAGAAGAGCGAAGAAATTTTAAGTACGTCGCTGAAAATTGGGAAACGGCCAAGAAGTTGAAAGAAGAAAAGGGATATTGGTATCTCAATAAGAAGGGTGAAAATGTAAAATCCGATTTCACTGTCCCGACTATGGGTGCTTTGAGGAAATACATTACTCGTTTCTTGAATAAGAATAATTCAACACCTAAAACCTACCAATCCGAAGAGAAGCTAATTGATCATATCGTTGAGCATATCAACGTAAAGAAATATGAATTCGGTGATGTAGTGAAAGCATGTGCTCAACTACTAGGTTATGAAATTGATCCCGATGTTAACGAAACATGGTTAAACGTCCCACCGTTAGCTAGTGAGGAAAAAGAAAAGAAAACAGGTACAAAGTAATACTTTAAACCTTTTTAACTTAGGGTGGTACTTTCGAGTGCCACCCTTTTTTTATGCCTAGATTTAAGATCCATTTAAACGCCCATACAGCACCCTTAAAACATTTTGGGTACTAACCTACCTGAAGCACCTTAAACGCTCTATATGCCCATTCTCGACAGTCTTGACTGTATCCCATGCTGTAAGCTACTATAGTGATAGTCAGAAATTGATTAGCAATTGATCATCTTAGGTGGGACTGTCCCACTGATTATCGAAAGGTTTTGCTTTATGAAATTCAAAAAATTTGTAGAAAAATCGAGTGACGAATTGTCGAGTTGGTATCCAAAACAAGTTGGACGAGTTGTTGACGACATGTCGCTAATGACAAACCGACAATTTGACGAGATGTTTAGACGAGTGTCGCATAAACCTAGACGAGTTGACACGAAGCTAAATGCAATGCTATCCATAATCAGACAACAACAAGGAAGGACGAGTACTAAATGACAAAACACGTTTTAGTTCACGACGACTACGTGAAACGCAAGAAGCAGTTTGAGGAAAAAGGTAGAACTGCTTACCTTGCAAGTGACGTCGAAAATTTTGCCAGCCTTACAGCAGAGTTCATGGCGTTTGTTGATACATACATTGACGTCATAACCGACAAGTATTTGAAACGAGATCGTCTGTTTTGTAAGACGCTTGTCACACAAAGACAAATAATTAAAGACTACGAAAGTTTCATTGATGACATAAAGCAAAGGGTGGACGATAACTTTGCCGAAGTAGCGAGAGGAGGTGACTAAATGACTAGTAAACTTAATCAACTTGCTAACGATTGGGGATATAGTAATCCTGAAGACATGGTGATGGATTACGCTTTCGACGGTGAGCTTCCAGCAATTTGTATGAATGAAGATTGCGACTATTCAACTGAAATGGAGCCTGATCAAGATAGGGGATGGTGCGAGTATTGTGGAACCAATACGCTTGTATCAGCAGGTATATTAATGGGGATTATGTGATGACTAATATGGACATAGTGACGAGAGGTGACGACGAGAAGATTGCGTACCTCGAAATGGAGAACATGGCAGTGATGCGTGACAATCGTGTGCTTGCCAATCTGATACTCAAACAAGAGAAGTTAATTGAAAGGTTAAAGAGAAAGGCGATAGAGATATGAATCAAGTTGATAAATTCTTTAAAGACTTTGTTATGCTTCACAATGCCATGCAAGCCAAGACAGAGCAGGACACTAGACGTAAAAAGCTAGAAGAGATCGACAGGACATGGGCAGCCATACAAGCCATTGACACAAGTGGGACTGTCCCACGATGACAACACTTGACGAACTAACGATTGTCGCACTATGCTTTGTCATAGTAGTGATTGGTTTATATTGTTTTCAACGAGGAGATTTATAACATGCCATATCGAGGTAAATTAATTGCCAGTGGTGCAGATGCCAAGACCATCAAAGGTAATGGAGAGAAGTATGAGACAGCTATCATGTACCTCATGCCCGACGACATCCTGTGTCCTTGGTCTAAACGTGCCAAGTGCAAAGACCCATGCTTAGTGTCAGCAGGTCGAGGTAAGTTTAGCAATGTCGAACAGGCACGTATACGTAAGTCTAACCTGTATCACAATGACCGGGACACGTTCATGGACATGTTGCAGACAGACATCCACAAGTTTCGTAGCTACTGTCACAAGCGAGACATACAACCTTGCGTCAGACCTAATGGCACTAGTGACATACCCTTTGAGCGAGTGCCTGTTGGCAACAAGACCATCATGGAAGAGTTTGATGACGTAATCTTTTATGACTACACCAAGACGGTTAATCGTGTGTACAAAGATCCGTATCCACTGACGCTATCCTACAGTGGTGCTGACCCTGTGTATCAGTCCAAGGTAGAGAAAGCTATGCAGGAATTGCCAGACGTAAACGTGGCAGTTGTGTTCAGGACACAGCAGATGTTGCATGACGCAATGGACTATGGTTTTATGGGCAGAGAGGTAATACACGCAGACAAAGACGATATGAGATTCCTAGATCCCAAGGGTACAATAGCAGGACTAGTAGCCAAGGGATCAGCTAAGACAGACACATCAGGTTTTGTAGTTGACTACGACAGGAGTAAATCAAGATGATCAACACAGTATTTTCAGCATGTGATGGTGGCTCTATGCTACAGGAAGCAATGGTTCGGGCAGGTGTATTATCACCTGTCTACAGATACTATGCCAGTGAGATAGACAAGTATCCTATCAAAGTGACACAGGCTAATTGGCCTGACACACAGCAGGTGGGTGACATACATAACGTAGACTTGCACACGTTCAATGGTGATCCCATTGACTTCATGGCAGGTGGATTTCCTTGCCCCTCATTTTCTGTAGCAGGTAAAGGCAAAGGCTTTGACGATCCACGTGGACAGGTCTTTTGGGAGATTGTACGTTTGAAAGATGTGCTCAAACCCAAGTGGTTTCTGTTTGAGAACGTGCCTATGAAGCAGGAGTATCAGGACGTTATCAACAAGCATCTAGGTGTGGAACCTATCGAGATCAACAGTAGTCTTGTGTCAGCACAGAACAGACGTAGGCTGTACTGGACTAACATACCTTATGCGTATCCACCAGAGGACAAAGGCATCATGCTCAAGGACATACTAGAGGATGGCTATGTGGACAGAGATAAGTCTCATTGCCTAGACGCTAACTACTGGAAGGGTGGTAATCTCAAGACATACTTTGAGAAGCACAGACGACAGCTAGTATTCAGTAAGGATCAGATGTGTCACGTTGGTGACGCTGACCTCAACGGACATGGCTATCTTAAACGTGTCTACCATTCGTCAGGGAAAGCTCCAACCCTGACAAGTAACGGTGGTGGTAATCGTGAGCCAAAGGTTTATGTCGAGCCAATGAAGTATCGTAAGCTGACACCTCTGGAATGTGAGAGATTGCAGACACTGCCAGACAATTACACCAACCATGTATCCAACACTCAACGATACAAAGTATGCGGTAATGGATTTACCGTAGACGTTATTGCCCACATACTGAAAGGACTAAAGATATGAAAGAGATACCACGTTATGTATTTAGTGAGATACCCAACGACTTTGAGGGTAAGGAGTTAGTGAGGTTGATGCGTAAGTACCTTAACAGAGATAAATACAAACTACTCTTAAAAGGACAACATTTAAAAGACGGTTTAAATTGGAGGTATCATACCTATGGATCGAGTATAGAAAATAGTAAATGTCTTAGAGTCTACATAAATGAGAAGGAGTGACGCTATGAGCACAGACTACAGAGTAGAGATGCAACAAGAGAATATCATAGACCAACAGGCTAGGGAGCTAACCAAAACAGGTATGTCACTTGACGATGCCTACGAGATGGTGGAAGACTGGCACAGTAGGAATGACTATGGGTCAGGTAAAAGTTACAGGACACATACAAGTGACTTAGCCAAGACTGTAGGGGATCTTACTGTGTGGGATGTGATTATGTTGTGGAAAGAACACACAGGTGGTACGATACCTAACGACATAGTAAAAGCTCTTGAGTTTTTGAAATGGGAAGGACGCAATGGTGGTACACGTAGGTTCAAGGACAGGAGCATCATACAAGTGTTAAGATATTTTATTAAATACTATGAGGAGAAGTAACATGCCAATGACTAAGGAAGAAATAGTAAACCTCCTAGTACAAGACATGGAAGAATTGAGAGATCCAGAAACTCGTTGGGAGTTGGATGATGCAAACATTGATGCCCACATTTTTTATATAAAGGAGTTAGCAAAACTATGAGTTACGATTTGTTTCAAGACTGGTTAGATAAATGTCCTGCGGAGATCAAATCATTTAATGTACATGGGGATATAGTAGTGGCAACATTCCATGTGCCATCTGAGCATGACTCCAATGCCTATGATCACGGCAGAGAGATGCAGGACGAACCTGAACAGTATGAGAATGACCACAGCGTGAGATCATACATTTATGGAGATGGGAGAATGCAATGAGTATAGACAGTGTATATCACATATTGGTGCAGGACTTCATAGGCAGGGACATATACGTGCCTTGGAGGACTACACCACATGAAAAGCATGTGGAAGAACACCACTATCCATCTGCTAAAAAGGCAGACAACCTAGTACCTACCAGACCAGCACCACCGATAGACACTAATCGTGGTACTAACTTAGACATACTGGCATAATCATAAAGGAGAAAACAAATGCCTAGAACTAACTTTGGAAAAACAAGAACCCATGACAACCCATATGCTATCTATTCAGATGGTAGAGGCTGGGAGTGGAGAGTGTTAAAGACCTACAAACATTCATCTGCTGAGAAGAATGATGGCTTTGCTAGATGGTATGTGTCAGCCACATCTCCCCTGATGCACGAAGGATCTTACGAGTATGGTGACACATATTGCAGAGACATAAAGGATAACTTCTTAGTGAAGTTAGTATCTGCTGACGAAGAGTGGATGAAAGAGTATAGTTAAGGTGGGACAGTCCCACCATTTAGGTTATACTTGACACGACATACTGGTATAATGTACCGTACATCTAACTTAACCAAAAGGAGAGTCTGTTATGACAACAGCAAACAAGATACAAAAGCAATTAGAACTACGTGGACGTATACTTAACAGGGACTTTATCTTTAGGAAGAGAGTTAAGAAAAGGAGATGGGAGTTTGGCAAAGAACTTAAAGAGTTTAAGTCTTACCAGTTTGGCAAGTACTCTATCTATCTTTCCAAACAACCTATCGTGTTCTGGAACATGCAAGGGCTAGTGTCCACAACTAAGCGTGACTATTCTGTGCAGCCCATACTTAGATAACAGGACGAGAGGAGGTCTGTTGTGCGTATCAAACCAATCAACCCAGTTGCACGTGAGATGGCGTACAATAGACCTCGCACTCAAATTGTAAAACCCAAAAAGGGAAAGGGGTCATACAACAGGAAGAGGAACAAACACAATGATGCAGTCACAGTTGACATTTCAAAAGATGCCAGCAAAAAAGGTGGCACTTACTAAACCAAAGAGAGGTGCATGGAAAGTAGAAAGGCGTAAGCAACGTAAGTTTAAATATAACCAAAGGAGCATGGAATATTATGGTAGACACTGACATAGAGGACTTACTAAATTGGTGGTACAACAAGCCTGTCAATTGGGCTGGCACGTACAAGGAAGACAATGATGGTGTGGTCACACTCACTCTGTTTAAAAGACCAGCAGTGCGTAGCAAAGAGGAGAGTATAGATGACCAGCTGCAACGTGCTAGAGGTAGAGCACCCAAGCAGGAGTACGGTGGGTACGATGGGCCTGACCCTACTACACATGGGGATTGGCAACACAACGGTAGGTGTACAGATTTTTGAGGAGGTGTACTTATGTTGAGTGAAACTATACTTGCGGTAGGTGCTACGATCACGTGTCTTGCTCAGAACATTTACTTTGAGGCACGTGATCAACCTACCATAGGACAACGTGCAGTGGCAGAGGTGGTGCTAAACCGTGTGCATGATCAAAGATGGCCTGACACTGTGTGCGAGGTGATACGTGAAGGACCAACGTACAGTTGGAAACAGGACTATCCGATCAAACATAGGTGTCAGTTCAGTTGGTATTGTGATGGTCTATCTGATAAACCAACTGACCAACGTGCGTGGTCAAAAGCGATTGCCGTAGCAGAGGACGTATTCTTTTCATATGGCTTATCAATTAACACGGTGGACGGTGCTACCTTTTACCATGCCACTAGCGTAGACCCGGAGTGGAGAAACGTAGAGTACATAGTAACAATCGAAGATCATATATTTTATAGATAGGATAATGACATGAATATATTTTTTATTGACAAAAATCCAGTCAAAGCAGCTCGACAACTATGCGACAAGCATGTAGTCAAGATGGTGTTGGAGACTGCTCAGATGTGTAGCACTGCATTACATGAGTGGTGCTTTGAGGATGAACCTATACTGAAAGAAATATATAAACCTGCATACAAAAACCATCCTATGACTGTATGGGTACGAGAGAATGATGCTAACATGACATGGGCTGTAGCACATGGCCTTGAGATAGGCAGAGAGTACACACGTAGATATGGCAAGCATCATAAGAGCACAGCTATAATGAAAAATATAGCTGCATACATGTTTCACGATAATTTTGATGAGGACTTTAGACTACACACAGAACCACCACAGTGTATGCCAGACCAGTTTAAGTGTGACGATTATGTAGAGGCTTATCGTAACTACTACCGCACAGACAAGGCACACATATTACAATGGACAAACACACCACAACCTACATGGATTGCAGCTTGACATGGAATGGGAAATAATATATTTAATCATGATGATTGTTGCGACTAACATCATGGACTTTGGAGACTAGTATGATAGACAATTACTCTAGATTTTATAGACTGCCTAAATATATACAGAAAGAGGTAAAGTCTAAATATGATAAGCCTTTTACTTTAGAAGCCGTAGAGTACGGTGAAAATTTATTTGAAGAGCAAATAGAAGAAGATATACAAGCATTTAAAAATTATTAAAGGAGATTGACTATGCCACAATACAAAGTACACCTCTTAATAGATCTGCTTGATTGTGAAGAACATGAGTTAGATAAGTTAATGTATGTGGTAAAAATATCACACGACATGGTAGAGCAACTTGAGTTGCACACACCCGATAGTTTGATAGATTATGCGATAGATGACGCCGATCAAAATTATCCTGACGCCGACATATACTTGCATCAGATAGAGGAAATACATTCAGTGCATTAAGAAAGGAGACTAACATGACTTATTCAGTCAGATTTATTATAGGTTCATTGGCATTGGTAGTGGTGCTAATGGTGTTAACATTTGTAGCAAATGCACAGCCAGTGGCATGTGCACCTATGAAAGAAACAATGCGTAAACTTTTACACGAACACAAGGAACTGCTTATATTCAGAGGCATATCTGCACGTGGACACATAACTATAATCCACTTAAATGAAGATACTGGTAATTGGACTGCATCAGTGATAAGACCAACTGACCCCACACTAATGTGTGGCGTAGATGCAGGAACAACAGGAGAGCTTATAGAAACTAATGATGAGGCAAACACCAAAAACTTTTGGTGCACTGACTGTGGCTAACAAAAAGATGTACTCTGATTTAGTTACAGAGTTAGTATGGAAAGCTGCACATGCCGATCCTACTTATGATATACACAGAGCTAAAGTAGTAGCTGATCTATGCAAAGTGCCTGTAGCCACACTAATGAAAGTAGTAAGACACGCTCAAAGAACACCTAAAGCAGTTAGTTGGGATGTAATCAGTAACAAAATCATACAATAGGAGACATATTATGCGTAAACCTATGACAAAAGAACAGCGAGAAGCATCAGCTAAACGTCTTGAAAAAGCACGTGCAGCCAAACGTAAACCTGCCAATTTAAGTGTGCATGAGAGTGTACGTAACCTAGACAGTAGTCACCCTGTGAGCGTGGACAAAGTTAAGTCTTGGATTAAACACAACCAAGAGATGCTATCTTCTCTAAAAATGTCTTGTAGAAGAGATAAGGTTATACAGAAAAAACTTAACAATGAAATGAATATACTAGAAATGTATATACATAACATGAAGTTTTATTTACGCACTGGTTTGTGGCTAGACAGTGTGTACGGTAAAGACAGAGAGCACAGTGTAACTAGAAAGTGTACTGTCATGGCTTACGATAAGAATGGTAACGTCAAAAGATCAGTAGGTGTTCATTACCCTGACATAGGACTGTACACAAAAGAGATGCAACAACAAGAAATGGAAGCAACATGAGGCCAATATCTGTGAAACGATTAGTCAACCTTTACGTGCAATCACCTGAGTTTAATCGCTTACGTGATAAAACTAAAGTAGACTATACAAGGTTCTTAAAAGTGTTGACAGATAGATTTGGAGAGAAGACAGCCAACAGTGTAACAGGCAAGGATGCAAAGATAGCCTACGAAGAATGGGTTAAGCGTGGCATACAGTTAGCTAATCATGTAGCTGTTGTGTCTGGCAGGGCATATAGGTATGGGCTAGACATGGAGTATGTCAAGAATAATCCCTTTGCTTTGGTACGTAAGCTAACACCTGCATCACGTAATGTAGTGTGGACAGAGGATCAGGTACGTAAGTTTCTTAATGTAGCCTATGGTGACTTTGTTTACCGTAATGTAGGACTGATAGTACAGATGGCATACGAGTGGTGTCAACGTGTAGGTGACATGCGTATGCTTGAGTGGCAGTGCATAGACTTTGATAACAGCCGTCTGAACCTGATACAATCTAAGAGAGGTGCAGTGGTGCACTTACCTATATCTGAATCTCTGTTGGATATGTTAAAAGAACAGAGAGATGACTTTGACTTTCAAAAGTATGTCGTTCCCATGCCGACTCCTAGAGATGGAGAGTACATACCATTCTCTATGGAGAGGTTATCTAAAATAGGCAGGAGGATTATGCGACAGGCAGGGTTACCTGAAGAGCTTAGACTTATGGACTTACGTAGAACTGGCACAACTGAGATGGTAGAGGCAGGTGTACCACTACCACAGATTATGTCTGTTACAGGACACGCTAATCCACAGTCAGTTAAACCCTACATAAAGAACACTTTCCTTAGTGCCAACAGTGCGCTGACTGCGAGGCAACAATTTAAGGAGGAGTAATATGCAAAAAGATTTATTTACTCCTAGTGATCTAATTAAACTAGAGGGAGGTAGAGGAAAAACATGCACCAAGTGTAAAGAGCACTTACCTGTGTCCTTTTTTCCCTCGTCACCAGACAAGTTATACAAAGTTAGAAACGAATGTAAAAAGTGCACAGCTAAACTTCAGAAAGAGGTAGAGAAGTTACGTAGCATTTACGGTATGCCTGATGATGACTACGTATGTCCTATATGTTTACGTAATAAAGAAGAAGCAGCCGAAGGTGCTAGTAAAAAATCATGGGTGTTAGATCACTGTCACGAGACTGGTACGTTTAGAGGTTGGCTTTGTGGAAAATGTAATAGAGACTTAGGTAATTTTAACAACGATATTGATACTTTTAAAAGAGCGATAAAGTATTTACAGGAGCATCAGAAATGTATAGCTTCATCCAAAACTTAGACATACAGGAGTCTGAAACAATTAGGATGGATTGTCCTGAGTGTAAAGGACGTAAAACATTTACAGTGACCAACAACAATGGACAACTGCTGTGGAACTGTTACAAAGCATCGTGCAATGTAAGAGGTACACACAAAATGAGAATGTCTGCTGAATCCATATATAGGAGATTAAATATGATTGAAGACAATACGATCACAGACTTTTGTATGCCAGTAAACATAGTGCCTTTGAGCAGTGAGTATGAACAGGCAATGGCATGGGCATTTGGTTGGGGTCTGTCACCGAATAGACATGGCTTGATGTACGATATACGTGAACACAGAGTTGTGTTTCCTGTAGTGCATGAGGGTATAACTGTGGACGCTACAGGCAGAGCAATAGGAAAGCGTTTGCCTAAATGGAAAAGATATGGTAGTAACAGGTTGCCTTACACATATGGTTATGGTAAGGTCGCAGTTGTTGTGGAGGATTGTATAAGTGCTGCTGTCGTTGGAGATGACCGACATACAGGGGTAGCGTTAATGGGAACTTCAATGTCTAACGAACAAAAACAGTACCTATCACAATTCTCTGCAGCATTAGTTGCTTTAGATAGAGATGCAGTAAGCAAAGCCTTACAGCTAGCAAGGGAGTTAGACGGTGTAGTGGACAAAGTTAAAGTTCTAATGTTAAAGGACGACTTAAAGTATGGGAATGATAGGGATATAGAATTACTTAATATGAATTGAAAGGAGAGGTTATGGAACTTTCTCTAATAAGAAATCTAATGGACAAAGATTTCTACAATAACAACAAAGGCACTAGATGTCCCGACAAGCTGTTTACTAAAGATGTCCAGAAGATTAAACACTCAATAGATAATGCTATGGCAACCTATGATCGCAGTGTCTCACCAGAAGAAGTTGAGGCACTTTTTTTGTCAGCTAATCCTACACTTACTACAGCACAGAAAGCTGTGTACAAAGACATGTTTACACAACTAAAAGAAACAAATTTACTAGACAAAGATATAGCACATGACATAATGAGTACACTCTTCAGGCAGGTTGTAGGTGAAGAGGTTGCCAACATAGGGTTTGACTTTGTAAATGGAGATGCCACTACATTAGAACCATTACGTAGAATTATAGAATCATATGCAGACGATTTCATTCCTAGTGTTCAGATTGAATGGGATGAAACAGACATATTAACTCTTATCGAAGAACACAGCCTAGAACCAAAATGGAAATTTAACATACGTAGTTTAGCACGTAGGGTATCTGGCGTAGGTCCGGGACATTTGATTGCTGTAGGTGCTCAACCTAACACAGGCAAGACTAGCTTTCATGCGAGTCTAGTTATGGGTGATGGTGGCTTTGCAGATCAGGGTGCTAGAGTTGCAGTCTTGTGTAACGAAGAAGCCACAGGCCGTGTTCGTATGCGGTACATCAATGCATCACTAGGTATGATGGGAATAGATATGCTAAAAGATATTGATAAGCATAGACAGGCAGTTAGACCTAAATTTAATAATGTCAAGATTGCAGATGGTACAGTAAGAAATATGGATTGGGTAGAGGCAGTATGTAAATCTTACAAACCAGACATATTAGTGCTTGACATGGGAGATAAATTAGCTAAAACTTCAACAACCTTAAGTACGCATGAGCTACTAAAACAGAACGCAATACATGCTAGGCAGATTGCAAAGCAACATAACTGTGCTATATTTTATATGTCTCAGTTATCTGCTGAAGCTACAGGTAGAGTTGTCCTAGACCAAACTATGATGGAAGGATCGAAAACAGGTAAGGCAGCAGAAGCAGATTTAATATTGTTACTTGCTAGAAATACCATAACAGGAGGGGGAGATAATGACGAAGATCCTGAAAGACATATCACCGTTGGTAAGAACAAGATCACAGGCTGGCATGGTGTTGTTACATGCGAATTAGACAATCAAATATCTAGATTTACATCATAAGGAGGACACATATGGTAAATATATTTAGACCCAAACCAGATGCAGAGGAACAGATCTTCTTTCCTTTTGGACCTGTTATGGGTTACAAGAAACTAAGTGCAAAGTTTGTAGCAGATATGAACGCATACTTTGATAAAGACTTTGCATCTATGACAGACTACTCTGATCAGTTAGTTGGTAAGGTAAAACAGGAGTTGTTCTTTACAGATGAGATGAGAGATACATTCTTAAATGAGATCAAACAGTTCGTAGGTAGCTACAATAACACAGCTACAATACGCAACTCATACGGACAGAACATGTTAGACACAGAAAGAAATAATTATTCTGTGCAGTTTATATCAGGGTGGCTAGTGCGTCAGTTTGAAAATGATTACAACCCACTGCACCTACACACAGGATGTAGGATGTCATGCGTTGGCTATCTCAAGTTGCCCGATGGCATAGACTCTGAATGGGAAGAGGATTACAAAGATCATCATCCTTCACATGGACACATACAGTTTGTGCATGGTACTGCCAGCACGTATAGTGCTACAAACTTTATGGTTAAGCCACAGGTGGGTGACTTCTATTTGTTTCCTAGTGAATTATTTCACTGTGTCTATCCATTCAAGACTAAGGGTGAACGTAGATCTTTTAGTGTAAACTTTAACTTCCTTGAGATCCCAAAGAAAGTGGAGCAAAAAAATGATGGAACAGTTAAAGCATCAGTTGTCGGACAAGAGGGCTAGTGGTCTAGTGAAACTTACCTTAGACGTTGAGAACACAGTAACAAAACGTAACGGTAAGTTACATCTCGATCCCTTTGAACCTGACAATACGTTAGTCATGGTGGGTATGCTTGACGATCATGGTAATGAAACAATCGTTACCTTTGATCACAGTGAGGTATCACCCACTAGTGATGGACACAAGATAGTGCAGGATGCTTTAGATAAGGCTACTGTACTGATAGGCCACAACATTAGCCATGATCTTGTGTGGTTATGGGAGTCTGGCTTCAATTATAATGGTGCAGTGTTTGATACTATGATGATGGAGTACATTATACAGCGTGGCATCAAACAACCACTATCTCTTGAGGCATGTGCTGAACGGTACGAGTTAGATACTAAGAAGCAAGACACTCTGAAAGAATACTTAAAGAAAGGTTTGTCTGTACGTGATATACCACATGCAGAGTTATCTGAGTATCTTAGTGCAGACTTACATGCTACACAGCAACTGGCACATGAACTAAACATGAAGTTCAACGGTGCTAATGATGTAGGTCTTAGTAAGATTAGATACTTAACTAACATGATGGTGGTTGAGTTATCTAAGATCCATACACGTGGATTTAAAGTTGATAGTGATGCACTAGAAGAAGTGCGTATCACATTTGAAGAAGAGAGAAAGGAGATAGTAGCGTATCTAGATGGAAAGGTAAGAGAACTTATGGGTGATGTACCCATTAATCTAAGTAGTCCAGAACAATTGTCTACTTTGATTTACAGTCGTAAGCCTAAGAATAAAACAGTGTGGATGAACGCACACGAACCCTATATGTCTGACACAAGTTTTAGAGATCTAATTCGTAGCGAGACTGACATTGTATATAAGGCTAAGTTAAAGCAGTGTAAAACCTGCTATGGTTCAGGTAAAGTAAGAAAGGTAAAAAAGGATGGCACCCCATTTGCTAAAGAAACGAGATGTCCCACGTGTAGTGGCAACGGTTATCACGTTATTCCTACTAACGCTGTTGCTGGTTTAAAGTTTATACCACCTAGTGCTAAGTGGGCTACAGCTAGTGGCTTCTCCACCAACAAACGTAATCTGGAGTTACTAGCTAATGCTGCAAGAAGAAAGGATATGCCAGAGGCTCTTGAGTTTTTGGAAAAGGTACAGAGGTTGTCTGCACTGGACACGTATCTTTCTTCTTTCGTTGGTGGTATAAAGAATAATATTAAGGCTGATGGTATGTTACATGTTAAGTTAAACCAACACATGACATCTACTGGTAGACTAAGTGGTAAAGAACCTAACATGCAGAACATGCCTAGAGGTGGTACGTTCCCTGTCAAACGTGTATTTATATCACGCTTTAATGGTGGATGTATCGTTGAGGCTGACTTTGCACAACTAGAGTTTAGAGTTGCAGCATTCCTGTCACAAGATCCTATTGCTATACAAGAAGTGGTAGAGGGTTTTGACGTACATGCTTATACTGCTAAAGTTATATCTAATGCAGGACAACCTATGAGTAGGCAGGAAGCTAAAGCACATACCTTTGCACCACTGTACGGTGCTAGTGGGTATGGTAGATCAGAGGCAGAGGCTACATACTACTCACACTTTAATGAGAAGTATATGGGCATCGCAAGATGGCACAAGTCTCTTGCCAAAGAAGCACTAAACACTGGTAAGATACGCACACCATCAGGTAGGGAGTTTTCTTTTCCTGATGTGGTACGTAGTCCTAGAGGTAGAGTGAGTCATTTCACTCAAATAAAAAACTATCCTGTGCAGTCATTTGCTACAGCAGATATAGTTCCTGTTGCACTGTGGCAATTTGATCACATGTTACGCAACAAAAATTCTTGTGTAGTAAATACTGTGCACGATAGTATCGTTATTGATGTACACCCTGACGAGTTGGATTGGGTAATACACGTAGTCCAAAGCACAAACGATAATATCAAGGATATAATACGTGAGTGGTTAGAGGTAGATTTCAATGTGCCTTTGTTATTAGAGGCAAAAATAGGTAATAATTGGCTTGACATGAAGGACGTAACGTAGTATAACTTATGCTCTTTTGAGAAACATGTAGAGGAGAAAAACACATGGCAATGACAGAAACAATAGACACTAATAACTATGAAGTAATGGCTAAAGCAATGGGCATATCAGCAGATGCTGGTAATAAGAGTGCTCAAAGCAATCTAGCTAGATTACGCATTAGTCATGCACCTATCATGGGTGACACTGAAGTTAAAGGTAAGAAGGTAAAGATGGAAGTAGTACCCGGTGGGTATTACAGACTTGATGTACCAGACGGCAACGCATCTGTTGCGTCAGGCATGTACTATGCACCTGTCGCAACGATAAGAACTTTTCTACAACGCTTTATGTACAAGCGATTTATTAAGGGATCTGGATCTGTTCCTAACAGGTTCGTTAAGACTGTCATGGGTGAATCACTCAAGATAGATCTTAAAGATAATGATGGTGGCTTCAACTGTGGTAAGCCTACAGGTTGGATCAAAGACTTTAAAGCACTGCCACAGTCACAGCAAACATTAATTAAAGAGATCAAGCGTACACGTGTTGTGTTTGGTTTGTTAGATCTCAAAGATGTCGTAAATGAAAACGGTGAGGAGGTTAAACAAGAGATTAAATCATTCCCTTTCATATGGGAGATAGACAATCGTAATGCTTTTAAACTATTGGGTGATACTTATAATGCATTCAATAAGAAGAAGTTGTTACCTATCTCACATACAATATCATTTGGTACTGAGGAACAGTCGTTACCTAATGGTAGTAGCTTCTATCTACCTACTGTAAATGCAGACTTTACTAATGCCTTATCTATATCACAGGAAGACCATGAAACATTTAGTAACTTCATGGGTTGGGTAGATAACTATAACAACTACATTATTTCTGAATGGAACAAGAAGTCAGAGTCATTATCATCTAGTGATGAGAAAGTTCTGGATGAGTTTCATTCGCTTGATGATGAAGCACCCTTCTAAATGAACCATCCTGCCGAACTGACGTTAGCACAGTACATGACAGATGCAGCCAATGGTAAGGCTGTGCTATCTGATGCCACTATTGAAAAAATAGGTAAGGACGTTATGGATGCGCTAAAGCGTCAGTTTGGTGGAGGTAATAAGCGTAAGGACTTTGCACTGAGGATGTCTAATGTAGGTAGACCTACATGTCAGTTATGGTTTCAGAAGAATCGTCCTGATGAAGCTACACCTCTACCAAGTAACTTTGTTATGAACATGATGTTAGGAGATATAGTAGAGGCAGTATTTAAAGGATTGTTAACAGAAGCAAAGGTAGCATTTGAAGATGCAGATCAAGTTGCATTGGAGATACCAGAAGCAGATGTTACAATTAATGGTACATACGATATAGCCATTGATGGTGCAGTTGATGATATTAAGTCTGCATCTGATTGGTCCTATCGTAATAAGTTTAAGTCCTTTGCAACACTAAAGGAGAGTGATCCTTTTGGGTATGTAGGACAGTTAGCAGGATACGCACAAGCATCTGGTCTAAAAGCTGGAGGTTGGTGGGTAATAAATAAAGCTAATGGTAGTTTTAAATATATTCCTGCAAATGGTCTTGACATGGTAGAGGAAATGTATAAAATAAAGAAGACTGCTCTAGCTGTAAAAAGTAATAAGTTAGAACGGTGCTTTGATGCTGTTGACGAAACATTCAACGGTAAAAAGACAGGCAATAAAATACTAGGATCAGAATGTAGCTGGTGTTCTTACAGACATGCCTGTTGGCCTACACTAAAAGAACTGCCAGCATTAAAGTCACGTGCAAAGGAGCCAAAGACAGTTTCTTACGTGCATATAAAAGAGGAGGATAATAATGAAAGAGTTTCCTGAAGAAAGTTATCTTGAGGCAAACCCTGATGTTAAGGAAGCTGTTGAGAATGGACAGTTCCGTAATGGTAAGCATCACTATGATGCGTTTGGCAAAAACGAGAACAGGAAAGGATTAGATGAATGGCAAATGAGTTAGAAGATCTAGAAAACTCTATCAAAGACATGGAACAGCAACTAGCTGAAATGAGGCGAGAGTATAGAGAAAAGAGCACATCAGCTTTACGGTTAGCGTTAGAAGCACGTAAAGAAATAGATGCAACTATACGTGATGAATTGAAGTCGCTAGGCTATAACAGTGTTCCAGCTTATGTTGCTGGTAGTGTTAGGAGATATTACTAACCAGTGATGAACTACGCTAGGTATGCTCATGCAAGAAAGTATGGGTACAGGTCAGGGCTAGAAAAGAAACTCGCTGATTATCTTGAGTCAATCAAAGTAAAGTTTGATTACGAAAGTATTAAGATTGAGTGGGAAGATCTAGCCTACCGTACCTATACTCCTGATTTTATATTGAACAACGGTATAATCATTGAGACAAAGGGTATGTTTACAGCAGCAGATAGGCGTAAGCATCTCTGTATAAAACGACAACACCCTAAGTTAGACATAAGATTTATTTTTGAAAACAGTAGACGTAAGCTAAGAAAAGGTGCTAAAAGTACATACGGACAATGGTGTTTTAAATATGGCTTTGAATATGCCAGTAGAGTTGTGCCTGAAGAATGGTTAAAAGAAAAAGGTAAAAATAAACATAACAAGTTTATATGTTTCACAGGAACAAAGAGGAGAATACTATGACAGATACACCAATAAAAATTATTGATAAGGACCATGTAAATGACTTTGGTATACGAATACGTCCTGTCATGGAGGGTGATAAGTGGACAGGTGAACTTATGTTTGCCTTACTAGCAAATAACAAGAGTACGTTAGACCCTATTATTATGGAACAAATAATTTATATACAGCATTTAATGTGTTCTTCATATTATGTAATGAGAAACGATCCTCTAATATATAAACAGCTAGAAGAATTTGCTATGAAGCTATCAGAAGTAGCTAGTAGGTATAGATCAGAACCAGAAGTAACTAAGCGTGAGGACAACGTAGTTCACATAGATTTTAAAACAAAAACAAAGGAACTTGCATAATGGGAGTATTAACTATGGGTGATGAGACTATTACGATTAAGGACACTAGTGAACCATTTACCTTTTCAACCTTCGATATGGTAAATCATCCACCACACTACAATCAAAGTGGTGTAGAATGTATAGATGCTATTAGTGCTGCCACAGGTGATAACTTTAAATATTATTTACAAGGTAATATAATGAAGTATCTGTGGAGATTTGATTACAAAGGTAAGGCTGTAGAGGATCTTAATAAAGCTAAATGGTATCTTGATAAGTTGATAGAACACATGGAAGAGTAATGAGACTAAAAGTATTTTTAACATTGTCTATCGACACAGAAGAATATCCAATACCCTCTGATGGGGATGTAGCGTCAGAAATAAATGACGCATTACGTGAATATCTGCATGACCTAGACGGTGCAGAGATAGTGACACTAAAAACTATTATGGAGAGATAACTATGCACACTAATAACTATTTAACTTCTGACTATCAAAACTTTATTGCACTGTCTAGGTATGCTAGGTGGAAAGAGGATGAGCAAAGACGAGAGGGTTGGTCAGAGACAGTAGAAAGATACTTTGATTACTTAACTACATACATCAAAGATACACATGATTACGTTATGCCAGACAAACAACGTAAAGAGGTAGAGGGTGCAGTGTTAGATCTATCTGTTATGCCTAGCATGAGGGCATTGATGACTGCTGGTGCACCACTAGATAGATGTCACGTAGCTAGTTACAATTGCTCATACATAACTGTAGATACACCAAGAGCGTTTGATGAGTGCATGTACATACTTATGTGTGGCACAGGTGTGGGCTTCTCTGTTGAGAGACAGTACGTTGAAAAGTTACCTATAGTCAATGAGGAGCTAGAACCTACAAGTACAATTATTAAAGTAGGAGATTCACGTGAGGGTTGGTCAAGAGCACTTAAGGAACTCCTAGCCATACTGTATTCAGGACAGATACCCATGTGGGATGTCAGTGAGGTAAGACCTTCGGGAGCGAGGCTAAAGACATTTGGAGGCAGGGCATCTGGTCCTGCACCACTTGAAGACTTGTTTAACTTTTGTGTCCAGAAGTTTACTAATGCAGTAGGACGCAAGTTAAGCCCACTAGAATGCCATGATATTATGTGCAAGATAGGTGAGGTAGTAGTTGTTGGTGGTGTAAGACGTAGCGCACTTATCAGTTTGTCTGATATTGAAGATGATCAGATGAGACACGCTAAGTCAGGACAATGGTGGGAGCATGAAGGACAACGTGCACTAGCTAACAATAGTGTAGCATATGCACAGAAGCCAGACATGGGTACATTCATGCGTGAGTGGTTATCTCTGTATGAAAGTCAGTCAGGTGAACGTGGTATATTTAACAGGCAATCAGCAGTAAAACAAGCATCTAAGAGTGGTAGACGAGACACTGAGCACACGTTTGGATGTAACCCATGCTCTGAGATAATACTAAGACCGTACCAGTTCTGTAACTTATCAGAGGTTGTTGCACGTGAAACAGATACGATGGACACTCTCAAGAAAAAAGTTAAGTATGCAACCATACTAGGCACTATGCAGTCTACGCTAACTAACTTTAAATATTTACGTAAGGTATGGAAAGATAACACGGAAGAAGAAAGACTACTTGGTGTGTCTCTCACAGGTATCATGGACTGCCCACTACTAAATGGTAGTCAGAATAGTCTACAGGCAGTGCTTACAGAACTAAAAAAGGTAGCAGTAGACACAAACAAAGATATGGCAAAGAAGCTAGGCATAAGTGTATCCACTGCCATAACCTGTGTTAAACCATCAGGTACTGTATCACAGCTAGTTGATAGTGCTAGTGGCATACACACAAGGCATAGCAGGTACTACATCAGAACTGTACGTGCAGACAACAAAGATCCAATGACACAGTTTATGATGGATATGGGCATACCAAATGAGCCTGATGTCACTAAGCCATTAGAGACTACAGTGTTTAGCTTTCCTACGATAACACCAAAGAGTGCTATGGTACGTGATGACATGACTGCACTAGACCAGCTAAACATATGGCTAGACTACCAGAACTACTGGTGTGAACACAAACCATCTGTTACTATATCTGTACGTAAAGATGAATGGATGGATGTAGGAGCATGGGTGTATGAGCACTTCGATGATGTGTCAGGTATCAGCTTTCTACCCCACAGTGAACACGTATACAAACAAGCACCCTATCAAGAAGTAGACAAAGAGACATGCCTAGAGATGGTAGCACGTATGCCTACTAAGATTGATTGGAGCAAACTATCTGAGTATGAGAAAGAGGATGGCACTACTGGTGCTAGAGACTTAGCATGTTCAGCAGGTGTTTGTGAGGTAGTAGACTTAACTAATTAGGAGATGGGTATGAGAAGGAACTTAAATAAAAACGATGCACCTCTGAAGATACAGTTTAAGAAAGGCTACCATGCCTTTCAAAGAGGTGCTAAGTATACCAACCCATACAGGCATAACTCTATGCAATATAGAGAATGGGAGAGAGGCTATAACAAAGCCTACTTTGAGAATCTGAGAAAGGTAAAGTATGAAGAACAGCTTAGAACAGTCAGCAATTAACTGGTTAAAGGAGAGATATGCTATGTTAGATTTTAATGATTATCAAAAGATAGCAAAGACTACAGCAATATATCCTGAACAATACAAGATAACATACCCTGCACTAGGACTCGTAGGTGAGGCAGGTGAGGTAGCCAACAAAGTTAAAAAGATTGTACGTGACGGTGAGGATAATATGCCTAGTGATTGGAAGGAACAGTTAGCATCAGAGATAGGTGATGTACTGTGGTATTGTGCAGCACTGGCATCAGATTTAAATATGTCACTTGGAGTGATTGCTGCACAGAATAAAGAGAAGTTAGAAGCTAGGTTGAAGAAAGGTACATTGCAAGGTAGTGGGGATAAGAGGTAGCCTAACGCATTCCTTCTATTAGTCGTTTTTGTTTTTCTCTTAACAAACTTTTTCTTTTCTTTATAATGTCTATAATAGTGTATATATCTTCTATTCTATCCTCACTATTTAATACAGCTTTTCGATCATATAGATTTTTAAATTCTATCTGTGCTGTTTGTTTGTCTAGTTTACTTCCTGTTTTCTTATATGCATCTAGTGCTAGTAAGTATTGAGTATCTTTGTTATCAGAACTCATAAATTTTTCTGTGCTAACTTTTCTTATTGCATTTTTTATAACAGATAACTCGTCATTTATAAACTGACGCATATAGGTATTAACAAAAAGTTTTTTACCTAGATTAGTATCTGTCTGTTCATATTCTTTTTCTACATCTTTTTCGTAACTTAAAGCATCTTCATATAAAGTTGATATGCTATTTTTTAGCATGGCTTTTTGTGCTTTTTGTATACCTTCAGTAGTATTAAACCTGTCAATTTTAAATTGATCAAACCCATACTTTCTAAAAAATCTTCCCATAGGAGTAGTCTTTTTTATATTTAATCCAAATATAACATTGAATGCCTCATCTGTTTGTTGCTTTTCCTCTGAAAATAAACTTACGACTAATCTAGGCTCTTTGCTGGTAGGTATCATAGGATCTGCTTTCATAGCCTCTCCTAAAGCATATGGATCTGGAAACCTAGACACAAGAAGTCTTCGTTGCTCTAGGTCCATAATAGATACTGGATCACCATCTTTGTCTACCTGTCCCGGTATTATGTCATAGCTTGTATCAAGCCTACCCATATAACCACCACCAAAAGCTCTGTCAGCTTGAAAGAATTGTTGAAAATACTGTAGGAAACTCATTTGAAAATTAGCAAAGGCTTTTTCAAATGCCTTAGACTGGCTAGTAGTTAGTGTGACCTTATCTGGATCAGCATCCTTACCAACAGTTTTATCTACTATACCTCCTAAAACTTCAACAAAAGGACTTACTGTTCCGTAATAAGATCTAGGGCCAGCCGCACCTGCTAATATTTTAGCAGTGCTATCCAGACCTCCTCTGTTAATTAGCCAATCTTGATATGTGCCTTGAAATGCCTCTGTTATATGCCTAGCTGCTAGTGCCATATCAGGAAATGGAGAAAATGGTCCAGCATCTACATCGTAATTTCCCACCCTAAAATCATCTGGTTTGCTAGGCAAGTCATCTTGCTCACTAAAGTAATAAGTTAAACCACCTGTCAACATTAACCCTACCATGTTTCTAGATATTCTTTCTCTGTCTTTTGCATTTAATGGTTTTTTTGCTAATGATAACCAATCTTCCTCTATAGCTTCATCTACCCTTTTTCTTACCACATTAGGTGCATCGTCAGAAGTAACAGCATCTACAATTTTTTTAGTAGTATTACTACCCATGACATGATTAACAAGATATGTCATTCTTTTCGTAGCTGGTATACTAGCACCTAACATGTACTGACCTATTAATTCCAATTTGTTAAACATAAATCTTGGAAAAGGCATGGTAACTGCTGTTAAACCTGTATTAACTAAACCATTTGTAATCTGTCTAAATATTTTTATATCTGGTGCTTTAGCATAGGTATCACTTAAACCTTTTTTTACGGCACGTTCAGCTATGTCATAAAAAGATGGAGCATTCTCTGGTATATTATTTAAAGTTCCGTCTAAAAGATTCTGTATTTTTCCTTCTCTTAGAGTGGTAAATAAATCTATCTTATACTCTTGTCTAACTAACCTTTGTAGTTCAGCTAAAGTTGATGCTCTACGTATTACAAACTCTTGAAATCTATTAGGTATATTAACCCATTGTACAACATCTTCTAATGCACCCATAGCACCATCTGCTAATCTAGCGTTCTGTGTCATAATAGTATCACTAGTTGGCAGGTTACCTCTTCTTACTTTTTGTATATCTGAAAATATTTCAAACATACGATTGTATTTATCCATTAATTCTGGGCGTTTAAAAATATAGTCAAGTGTTTCTTTTGCTTCAGGTTGTTTACTAAATAGCCAACGTAACTGTGCTGTAGAGTCAGCCCATGTCTGTTTAGATACAAGTTTTTTAGCACCTGCCTTTGCACCCTCTTGACCAAAAGTAAATAAAGCATCGTCAAAAACATTTGCCACTGTCTCCATTGGAGAACGAAAAAACATGTGTGCTTCTGCATTTCTAAACGCTGTTTTTAAAGCAGCAACTAAACCGCCTCTTCTCACTCCCTCTACACGTAATAGTAAGTTCTTCCAAAAACCTATACTTTCTTGAAACTGTTTGTTTTTTAAATAGTCTTCATCATCAACTGATTTTTTAGCTCTTACTCCATACTTACGTGCAATCTGACTAAATTTATTTAAAACTTTACCTGCCTCTGAAGCAGATGATGTGGCAGCCAATATATACTCTTCAAAACTTAAACCGTATTTAGATAGAGTATTTAGAAGTTCAGGGTCAGATACTAATCTGTTTCCGTTTTTGTCAAATGCAACAGAAACATCAATTAGTTGATCTAATATAGTTGGGCCATCTACGTAATTAGCACCTTTTTTTCTAGGTTTAAAGTTATCAGGAAATCGTTTTTTAAAATCAGCAGCCAGTGCAACCAAACCGTTTAGTTTATTAGGTTGTAATATGGGCTCAAAAGCAGGTAATACATCAGTTGTATCTATATTAAATATGCCAGCTTTTGTACTAGATATATCCTGCCCTGCATTTTTTACTAGATTCATATCTATTTCTAGATTACCGTTCTTATCTTCAGTGCTTATTTTTTTACCTATCTGACTTTCAAAACCAGATATTAACTCATTCCTAAGTTCTTTGTTCTCGTTTGCTATCTTAGCTGTGTTTATATCTATCTGAGCTTTTAGTTCACTCTCCATCATTCTAGCCTGTTGTGTGGTAGCTATAGATAACTTTGTAGGATCTTTTCTTATTGCCTCTCTCTTTGCAGCAGCCTCAAGTTCTTTTGCTTCTTTAAAACCTGCTTTAGGATCTAACTCGACAATACGTGTTTCTTCAGACATTATTTTAGGTGACCCTACGTCTTTAGTTTTATCTGCTGGAACAGTAAGTTTTGTTTTTGTAGCGACAGGATACATCCTACCAACAGGACCAACAAAAGGGATTTCAGCCTGTGACATAACCATAAAGTCACCTGTTAGTGCTCTAGCTGTTGATCCCGGATCTCTAGCACCTCCTGCTATACGTCCATACAGACCGTTTTGAAGCATATCATAATGTTCAGGATGATTCTCTTGTAGATACATAAGCCCAGCTTCTATGCCATCTGCTGTGTATCCTATACCTTTAAAAAAAGTGTTTAGTGCATGAACAGTACCTTTAAATATTTTAGGACCAACAGCATTACCAAATGTTTTAAAAGCATTATCATCAGGTAACTTATCTATTATCTCTTTCTGTACACGTTCATCAGTAAAGTCACGTATGAAAAGGCTACCTATACCACTAAGTGTGTAAGGCTCCTCCTCTTCAGCTATGGTTTCCATTTGCTGAACTAGTGGTGCTGTTCCTTTAGTAGCCTTTTTTACAAAGTCACGATCTACGTAAGCATCCTCTATTTGTTCACCCTCTAGTCTTGGTTTGGGTATCATTGGTATAGGATCTTGTTTAGGAGGATCTTGTATTTTTAGTAGCTCATTTCCCCTGTTTATCATGTCCTGTAGTCTGTTTAGTTCTGTCATTTTACTTTGTCCTGTAGTCCAAATTTATCTTTTATAGTTTTGTAAAGTAATGGATTAGAAGGATTATTTAGATCTTTTAGATCATAAAAAGACTCAAGCTTGTCATATGCATCTTTCATTCCAGTGTAAATAGCCACAATTGAGTCCATTCTAACAAAAGAACCTATAGGTATTTTATTTGTGTTTTTCATTGCTTCTTCCGCAGAACTATAGTTGTATTTAATTAAATCACTTTGTAACTTACTCGTTAAAACTGCTTTAGCTGGCTTTTCTAATTTACTGTCATAGAAAATATAAGCATTTAAATTTTTAGCAAACGTATTTGATGCATCTTTTAACTGTGATAGTTGTAAGTCTTTTACATTTGCTACTCTATCCATTAGTTGCGGAGTTTGGTACTTATCTTCTTCAGTATAATTATTGATAAGTTTATTAATAATCTTAGTGCCTTCTTGTATAGTACGTATGGCATTAATACTTTTATCTATTTGAACACCTGTTATTATTTTACCTCTTACAGCATCTCTTAGTTGTTCTGGTATATTTCTAGTATCTGGATTAGGCATATCATCGAAATTATTAAACTCTGTTGCTCTTAAAACATCGTTAACATAGCTATTTGTTTTTCTTTCTATTATTGGTGGCAGTTTTGTTTCTGTGCCAGTTTTTTCTTTACGCTCACTATTTTTAATGATCGCTAATTTTTCTTCTATTCTCTCGTATTCGTCAGTATCTGTTTTTCCAGCATCTTCTAACTCAAACCGCTTTAATAGTAAAGAAGCCTTTAAACCAGAGATAGATGATGGAATCTTTGGTTTTACAATTTTAGCTGGATCTATTTTAACAACTGTATCGGGTAGCTTGTCGGTATCTACACTAGTATCTGTAGGTTTCAACCCTAGCATTTTAGCAGTTTCACCAAAATCAACAGTTGCTGGACCCCTAGTTAAACTCGGACCTGCTATTTTAACAGGTTCTGGTATATCTACACTTGTTGGATCTGAGTAGGGAAGATAATCATCTGTATTAATATTAGCAACTTCAGATGCTTTTGTTTCATCTGATGCAGATGAGCTACCTAAATTAGGATGCGTTATGTTTATTGCTTCTGCTAAATTTATACCTTTAGATGCAAAGTCTAATGTTTTTTCATAGTAGTCTTTAGCCACACCCTGTCTAACAAATGCAGCAGCAGTTGCTTTTGAGTAACCTACAGAAAGAAGTTGTTTATATTCTTTTTCAGCCTCTCTGTTTGCTTTTCTTTTACGTGCAACTGTTTTCTGTGAGTTATTAATAAAATTAGTTAAAAGAGTATTACGTAGAGCCGCATTCTCTTTTGATCTTCTAGCGTCTTGTTCTCTAACAACATCTGCGAATGCACCACCAGCACTGCCTATAAAATTAAATATACTCATTATATTCTCCTAGACATTAATCCAACAGGTTCTTCTTCAACCTCTTCTTCTTCTGCACCCTCATTAGCGTACATGTCAAACTCACTAGTATCTAACATACTGTCCTGAACTTCGTTTAACATATCTTTTTCTGCAAGGGCAAACTGTGTATCTGTCATACCCTCATCCTGCTCTTCTGTACCTGTTTTGTATGTAACACCATTGTTCTCAGCTATTAGTGCTAAACTTTCAACCAATGCAGGTAGCACAAGTATACCTACATCTACACTGTGATAACCTTCCATCACAGACCCTAGCTGTAGTGCATTAGCTATGATAGTCAGAGGTATGCCATTATCAATGACATCTAGTAAGTCATCCTTAAACTTATCGTTTTCCATTCTTTGCATGTAAAACTGCATAGCCTCATCTACAGTGGAGTACTGTGGTGGTTTCTGCCAAGGTCTGCCACCATACTCTGCTGTTAGACTTTCTCCGGGAATAGGGCCATCTATATTTATAGGTTCTCTAGCTCTCATCTGTTCTGTTCCTTCTAGCATTTCTTAGTTGTGTATAGTAATATCTAGCTATATCACCGGGTGACATATCACCTTCTTTTCTACTACTACCGCCTTTTGATAGTAAACCTCTCTTTGGTTTTTCCTCTTCTATCTCAAGGGGTGTAATACTTTTGTATGCTATTCTAGCTGGATCATTTATCATTGTTTATTTCCTTATTATGTTAAGAAACTACCTAACACACTATCTTTCTCTGCTGTTAGGAATGTACCAATCAACTTACCAAAGCCAATTGCAGACTGCTGATCACGTTTTGCTGCCTCTACATCAGTGGTCACTTTTGCCTGTAGCTCTGCAATAGCTAGTCTTATCTGTCTGTCACGCTCACTCTCAGCACTTTGATATGCAAACTCCATAGTGTCTGCATAGTACTGCCAGAGATCGTTATATGCAGTATTAGATATGTCTAGTAATGCAGCAGCATTTAATTCATTGGCTCTGTTGATAGCTTGTGTATCAGCAGTTGCTATGGATCTTCTCCACTGTGCATTGCTTTGATCTATCACCAATCTATTCTGTGCATTAAACTGATCACGTTGATTGGCTAGTTCCTCGTTAAATCTATTTATAACATTTTCTTGCCCTGCGTCAAACTGTTTTATAGCATTTTCCTGTGCTTTATTAAACTGACTAGTTTGTGTAGCTAGGTTAGCAAAGAACTGCTCTACCTGATTCTCTGATGACGCATTAAACTGTGCACGTGCATTGTCAGCAGCAGTATCAGAAAGTATGGCCTGTATACGATTCTGTGCATTAAATATCTCAACCTGTTGATCATTTGATGCCTCTGTTAAATCTTTCTGTAAGAATGCTTGTGCAGCCTGTACAGCAGCCTGTTGCCTGTTGTTTAAATTAGCTACATCTAACTGTGCTAATGAAGATGCTTCTGCTAGAGTCAAAGCCTGTTTGTTACTAAGATCCTGCAATCTTAAGGTGTTTACTGCTCTGCTGTTCTCTAACACAACCTGTTGTTCAGCAGTAAAGTTTCTATCTGCTATGTCGGCTACTCTAGCCGCATTAGTAACACGTGCCTGAAACTCTTGCGTGAACTCTTGTCCTATTGCAGTTGCACGTTGCTGTGCATAAAACGCCGCCATCTGTTGTCTATTAGATAAGTTCTGCCCTTCAAACTGTGCCTGTATTTGTGCATCTGCTTGTGCTATAGGCAGGGCTGCTTCCATTGCTGCTTGCACGATAGCCTGTCCAGCGATGGATGATGCACCTAAACCACGCCTAACCATCTCAGCAGTAGCGGCTCTCATTGCACCTGCTGCCCAAGGTGGGTTTATAGGATTACCTATCTCATCCACTTTTTCAAACTCAGCTAGTAATGTAGTAAGTTGACCTTTTACTGTGGCTGTTTCAGTAGGAGTTGCTGTAGCTGCTGCTATCTCTTCTACAAATTTTGCTGCATTTTCTGCTATTGCATTATTCAGCACAGTTTCTTGTGGAGTCATATCAGGTCGTGTGGCAGCAACTGCTTGTGCTACCTCTTCAGTTTCAGGTGCATCAAGACCTGTAACAGCAGACCCAACCTGCTGTGCAGCTTTAGGTGTAGCTAAAACTCTGCCTGTAACAGCGTCAGGAGTAAAAGTTACATCTTGTCCTTCAGTGCCAGTAGTTACACCTTCAACAGTGGTTTGAGCTTTTTTAAAATCAGTGTCAGTAACTGTTGATGCACCATCTGGACCAAGAGGTGTAGCTGTAGCAGTTGCAGCAGTTCCAGCTTTTGAAACATCAGCAGTCAAATCACCTGTAACCTCTCCTAATCCTGTAGTGGTAGGTAGTGTTGTTCCTGTTGGAACCGCACCACCGGGCTGTGCTATTTTCTGTGCCTGTAACTTAGTGTCACCTACAAGTGTAGGAGTTTCTAATCTAACAGTAGAAATACCACCTATAGTTTGTTGTCCTGCATATGGAGAAGGTTTAGGTAAAACAGCATCTACCTTTTTTCGTTTACCTGTCAACATTTCCTGTCTACCAAACTGTATGAAATGTTGCTGTAATTCATAGTCATTCATACCAGCTAGATCAGGAAACTCATCTCTTAATAATTGTAATTGTGCTGTATTTAGTAACGTAGCACCCCTGTCAAAGTTAGGTATATTACCACCCATTTGTATATATGTTCTTCTTAATTCTACATCCGTAAGATTTTCATAAGCATCGTTTGCAAAACGCATTAATTGCAACTGTTGAGGTGTTAAATCAAATTGAACTAGTCTAGCTCTGTTACCTTCTGCTATCTCTCTTCTACCAAAGTCAGCGTAGTGTGCTCTAGCTTGTGCCAGTATAGCTGGAGTATATGGAGGTCCACCAAATGCCTCACGTAAATCAGGAAACTGATCTAAGTAGTCCATGATTATTTGGTCTGATACATTATCAAAATTACTAGGTGTGTTAGATAAACCAGTATTAGGATTAACACCTTCTTGATTACCAAATGTGTTAAACCATGCTTCTGCTAACCTTTGATTACGTTGTTCAGGTGTCAGCCCTTCTAGTGTAGCTGGATCTACACCAAAAGTATTACCAGCTTGTATGGCCTGTGCAACATCAGGTCTGTTAGCTAATACTGCTGCACTATTTACAGAGCCAGCACCTGTAGCTCCTGATGGTGGTTGTGTGCCTGTTTGATCACCCACATCAACACTATATCCACCTGTAGATGTTGTATACGTTTCTCCTGTTAGTGGATTAGTATAAGTTGTTACTGCTTGAGTAACAGGACTTCCGGGTGGTGGTGGTTTAAGCCAACTAGGTAGTGGTCCTGTTGATATTGGGTCTGATGATGCTTCACCTCCTGTCTCAGTAGAAGCAGTTACTCGTACACCCGGTTGATACTGTCCAACAGGTAACTGTGCATTCCTAAACTCTGGCATTGCATTTATAGCTTGTTGTTGTTCTGGAGTACTAGAATAAAAGTTAAGTATGTGCACTTGTTCTGGAGTTAAGCTCTCTCTAGGTGCATTCTGTAAATCTTGAAATGTAGCAAATGTACGGTCAGGATCAGGTTGCGTAGCTATAGTGGATACTTCTTCATCAGTAAGTACACTACCTTCTGCTGGTGGTTGTGTATCTGTACCTGCTGGTGGTTGTTGTACTGTATCTCTTGCATCAAATACTGGTTGTGCTTCTTGCCCAACACCTAGAGGTCTACCCTCTTTATAACCTGTGCTTAGATAGTGTCGTAATGCATAATCAACTACTTCTTGACTACTTGCTCTACCACCCGGTGTAACATCTATACCCTTACTCAATGCATCTTGAACTAAATCAGGATTAGCTTGTATGTAACTAGATGCTGCACCTGCACTAATACCCTGATCTGCTCTAACACCGGGTATGTTAGGAGTAGTAGTACCACCCTGATCAGCAGCTTGTAAAAACTGCTGTGGCACACCAACTGATCCAAATCTATTCTCACCACCACCAAACTTTCTAAAGTGATCTTCTGCACTAGCAAATTCACCCCTTGATATACCTTGTAAAACATCTGGATTAGATGCAAGATATGTTTGTGAGTCAAAACCGGGGGGCAAAGCAAACCCACCTTCTTGAAACTTACGCACGTAACCACCACTAGCCATGAGCATAGCTTTGTTTACGTAGCTATTCATCATCTGTTGCTTATCAGGGTTTTCCTGTAAGTATGCTTGAAAGCCTGTCATTGGACCTGTGTAGCCCATTCTGTCAGCTATCTTACGCATTCCTGATTCTTTAAAACCTGCTAACTGTGCCATCTTATATTACCTTTTTTCTAATACCTTATCTAGCTTATCTTCTAAGCGATGCAGTGCCTCTGTCACCATACGCATGTCTTCTCTAAGTTCCTGCTTAGTTGAGTAGTCTTCTCTAGTCCTATTTAATAATATATCAATACGTTTAACTTCAGCCATAAGATTTCTAAACATCCATATGGCAGGACCGATCACTAGTGTTAATACTACGTTCCAAAAAATTACAGGTGATATTTCTTCAAACATTATTTATTCCTTTACTATTAATTCTGTTGCAGATATGGCAGTACCTGCTACGACACTTGTACTATCTGCTGTTAATCCAAGTGTACCATCTTCTTGTACAAAATACTGTTGTCCTGCTGTTAAGCTAGACTGATCATTATTTACTGTGCCTATCACATCTACAGTTACACTCTGTCCATCTGCGTATGATCCACCTGTAGCTATGCCAATGTAGTTTTCTGTAGTAAGGTTTGATGGTACTGCATTCTGTAATATTCTCACAGTGCCATCATCTCCATCACCTGCATCTTTATATGATATAACAACTCGCTCTGCATTGCTGTCATAACCTAATCCTATGTATTCTGTGTTAGTATTAAATGTAGCAGGTGTTCCGAAAGATATTGATGTACCTGATACTGTTCCCACAACATATGTACCATAATTACTATTACCTACATCTCTATATGCTATAACTACTTTTCCAGTAGAGGCATCAAATGTTGCATCAATATATGCGTTGTCAGCAGATTCAAAAACTACAGGGGTTCCAAAACTTATACTTGTTCCAGATACAGTGCCTACTGCTGCTGTTCCATAACTACTATTGCTGTCATCGTGATATGCAAATACTATTCGGTTATTAGTGCTGTCATATGCTAACCCTATGTAATCACCACCAGTAACAGATGCTGTTGTAGCTTCGCTACCAAAAGATATACCTGTTCCTGATACAGTGCCTACTATACCAGTAGGGTTATAGCTATTTCCTAGATCATAATAGGCTATAACAACTTTCTCTGCATTGCTATCATAAACACAACGAGGATGTGAGCTATTTGCGCTATTAAATACAACAGGAGTACCAAATGAGATAGATGTACCACTTACTGTTGCTACGACAGCAGTTCCATGTCCACTGTTACCAAAGTCAGTATAGCTGATAACAACTTTATTAGTGCTACTGTCGAAACAAGCATCTATATATACAGCATTGTTAGTTGTAAAAGTAGCTTCAGATCCAAAACTTATACTGTTGTCTGATGAATCTACAGTACCAACTACTGCCTTACCTTTGTTGCTATCTGTAGTATCTCTATAAGCTATAACTATTTTGTTAGAGTTTGAATCAAAAGCTATACCATAAAACTCTGCTTCACCTGATGAATCGAAAGCAACAGTAGTTCCAAATGTTATAGACGTACCGCTTACTGAACCAACAGTAGCTGTTCCATTACTATTACTTCCATTTTTATGTGCAATAACAATTCTATTGCTGTTACTGTCAAATGCTACTCGATTAAAGTTAGATGCGTCACTTGTATACTCTGTTTCAGAACCAAGTGTTAATGCTGTTCCAGATACCACACTAACAGTACCTGCACTATTAACCACAACAGGTTTACCATTAGCTATAGCACCAGATGCAATCGCTCTGTATTTACCTTTTTCTGTTGGTGGTACTGTTCTCATCTTTACCCTTTCACCAATAACTTAGTAGCAGACAGTGCTGTTCCTGCTGTTACAGCATCTGTTGATAGTGAGCCTGATAAGTCTTCTTCACTTGTATGTGCAAATACTTGAGTTGCACTAGATCCATCTTTAGGCATAGAAATAATAACAAAGTTATTATCAGTTGTATTAAAAGCTACACCTAATTCTGTTCTCTCACCAGAATCTGAACTACCTGATGAAGCCCCTGATAAAGAAATCTCACTTCCAAAAGAAATAGATGTATCGCTTACAGTTCCTAAAATGCCATTAACTACAGTTTCATTATCTTGATAAACAATAAATACTTTATTGAGTTGAGTGCTGAATGCAAGGTCTGGATACTGAATACCTGCTGCATTAAATACAACGGGAGTACCAAAACTAACACTTGTGCTACTTATTGTTGCTACGACAGCAGTTCCATGTCCACTATTACCTGCATCTCTATATCCTATAACTACTTTATTGTTACTACTATCAAAAGCACTTCCTATAACAGATGAGTTTGCACTTTCAAACACAGCCTCAGTGCCAAAACTAATAGCGGTTCCGCTAACAGTTCCCACAATAGAGGTTCCGTAATTACTATTTCCAGAGTCTCTATAAGAAATAAGCACTTTATTATTACTACTATCAAATGTCACTGGAGTTGGATCTGTAAAGTTTGATGCAGCATTAAATACAACAGGAGTACCAAAACTAACATCAGTACCAGATATTGTTGCTACAACAGCAGTTCCATGTCCACTATTACCACCATCTCTGTATGCAATGACAAACTTATTAGCATTAGAGTCAAAATCCATTCCCATATATTGTGCAGTTGCACTTTCAAATACAGCAGGTGTTCCAAAAGATATACTATTGTCACTGTTATCTACTGTGCCTACAACAGCAGTGCCATAGTTTGAGTTACCTTGATCTCTATATGCTATTAAAACTTTGTTAGCATTGCTATCAAATGCAATAGATATATCAGTGCCTTTTGAAGAACCTGAGAATACAACAGAGGAGCCAACACTACAGGTAGTTCCAGAAACAGAAACCACTACAGCAGTGCCGTATCCACTATTACCATCATCACTAAAAACAGCAACATATCTGTTACTGTTACTATCATATGTTACAGCAGGATGTTCTCCAAGTGTACCACCAGATGTTACATTAACAGAAGCTCCTACTGAAGCAGCAACAGTTGTACTTAATTGCAATGCACCATTCTTATCCACAAAGAATGTCTGCCCTGCTGTCAGTCCACTTTGATTCTCATCTATTGCACCTTGAGT